GCAGATGAAATGTGGATTGAATAAGATATATTCAAACTTAAATTCAAAATATAGAATTAATTTTCAAAAATTTGAACCTACACAAGATATGGCTGATTGGAATACAACCTATGAACCAAATCCTCTAAGAGGTTCTTTGCCAGCAAACAGATCACATGTTATTATAACACCAAAGGGATTGTATTAATTTATGAATTTATCTCTACAACAATTTGTTCAGTGTGACAAAGACAAATCTCAGGTAACGCAGCAATTAAACTGTGAATATTGGACTTTTAAAGATAGAGAAGACTGCAAAGCATTTTGTAAATTAAAAAATACAAAAGTATCTATAAGAGACTGTAGTAACTGCCAGCAGAGAAAAGCAATTTTTACTTCAGTAAGTAAAAAAACTTTTAGTAATCCAATCGAGGAATTGAAAGAATCATTACCTCAATTAAATTATTTTAATAAAGAAAAGTTTGACCAACTTCAGGCAGAACGTCTTAAAAAACAATCTTTTGCAGATAAAGCAGTATCTTATTCTAATGCAGAATTGTCTCAAATGGTTGGCGGGAAGGTATCTCAAGAAGTATATAATAAAAGAAAAGCGGAATGTATGGGGTGTGATCGCAGACATAACCCCAGTCCAGATAAAGAAGAAATTGGTTGGTGTAGAAGCTGTGGTTGCAGTGCCAAAAACTCTAGAGCAGCCCTATCGGCTAAATTGTGGATGCCCAATTTAGAATGCCCACTCAAAAAATTTGGAAAAGAGCAGGGAACGGGTTTTAATACTTCCGATGCTATAGATTCGGTAAAGGGCGCAGTTACTTCCATAGGAAACTTGTTTAAGAAAGAAGAAACAAATGAAGAAAAAAGTAACTAAACGCATTAAAAATAAGAATAGAAAACCAAATGAAGATTTTAGTTATTATTTTGTGGCACATGTAGATTCCTCCGGAGAAGTCACTCCTCTTTTATTGACTGATGTGGAATATAAAAAAGCAAAAGCAAGAGCCTTAAAAAATCCAGAAGACACCCCCACCGACTTTATAATATTTTCACAAGCCCATAAAGATAAATAATTTACCATGACCTGCATTCAAAAAATATTAAATTTTAATAATGAAATTCGCCTCCATCACTGGGGTACCCAATCATACTCTGCACATGTGGCTTTAGGTAAAGCATATGAAGGCATAGATGTTTTGCTTGATACATTTGCAGAAACTTATATGGGTATAAAGGGAAAACAAGAACTTAAAGATTTTCCTGAACTTAAATTAAATGGTCCTTTTAAAATTGGAATCAATTCAGTATTGGATTCATTTGAGGATTATTTAAAAAATGAATTGCCAAAAGAAATCAAACCAGATCAAACAGCACTGTTAAATATACGTGATGAGATGCTTGGTCTGATTCAACAAACCAAGTATCTCCTAACACTAAGTTAAGGAGTTACTAAAATGAAAATCCCGGAGCTAGTTTACGAAATTCGGAACTTGGCTCGCAAAGAAGAAGATCCTGTCAAAAAGGATCTTTTTTATCAATGCGCCAAGTCTATGGAAATTCTTGGAAACATTGCAAAGATTGCTGATCTTGCAGTTGCTGAACACAAGGCAGCGGAAAAACCTTCCATAGAAACAGATACTGAAATAAAATGGAATGTTGATGATGTAACTCTAAAAATGCTAGAAGAGTATATTGATGCGTTAGTTCATTATGAATTTATGGAAAAAGACGACCGTTGGCCTTATGGAAACGAAGATTTTACCAAATTTATATCACAATACCTAAAATCTCAAAGAGTAAACGACTCAAGCATTGAGTAAATTTTTGGTGGAATAGATCTGTGACTCAAAACTGCCATATTGGATGGCATAATTTTGAGAACATATTTGCTAAAATATGGACTTTTTCTATAAGTTCCGTATTTTCTAGTTTTTTCCATCAAAAAATGCGTGTAAATGTAGCAATTTGCGCGTTTTGCGTAAAGTTTTTTATCAATTTTAAGATTAAATTGGTCAATTAACTTTAAAGCGCGTTTTTCACAGTCTCTTTCCATCGCTCTAACAAGCAAAAAGGCTCTTTTAAGAGTCTTTTTGTCATATTCTCTTCCATTAAACCAATTTTCTACAATCAATCCGGCTTTATCGGACTTTGTATAGACCTGAACTTGGTTTATATATTGCAAAAAGTGGGCATACTCATGCACCAAAGTTTGCAAAAAATATTGATTGTCTCCGGCAACGCGGATTACCTTTTCAATTTCGTTGAAATAACCTTCACATCTACCATGCCCGGTATTTACATACTTTCCGCGCCCAATAATCAGACGCATTCCGTATTCTGCAAGATGTTGTTTCACAAATCTTACAAACTGATGGTGGGTCTTCGCCATAGGAACCTCCTCAGTCAGTATTATTTAGCGAATTGCTTGACAAGCAATATTTATTGAGTATATTATAGCAACTTCTTATAAGAAAGGAAATTTTATGGAAATTACTACTGTTGACCGTCCGACTAAGATTCAGCGTGTGTTTGATTATATGCGTTCTGGCAGCACTCTCACCGCTGGTGAGGCTCGCAAGCGCTTTCAAGTGAGCAATATGCGCGCTACCATGCATGATCTTCGTGAGGCATTTGGTCGTCTTAACATGAACTACACCGTAGTTCGTACTGTCCGAAACGGTCGCTCATACTACCGTGTGCAGCGAAACAGAGTTCGCTAAGAACTCTGCAAAAACCCCCGCAAAGTTGCGGGGGTTTTTTTATGTATTGATTTGAAAATATATCGTAGTTGGTCCGACTAAAGTACAATATAAAGTAGAATTTACAGTGTAATTAGTCAACATGGCATATGCACCATTATATCCGGGTTTTCCAAACTGGGCATACTTAGTTCCCACACTTACCAAACGGCTTGGATCGCCGTAAACAAATAAATCATATCCTGCTAAAGTTGGATGACTTAAATCAACTTTTAAAACTGTTGTAATTGAATCTGGAATTACAACAGGGTTGGGTGTAGTTGTATAACTAAAAGTTGTATTTATTGCAGTTGTAGTAATAACATAAGTATTCGAATAAACTTGAAGGAATATTAGATTGTTGAATGGTGTAAGTACTGTAGAAAAAGCAGTTCCAACCGACTCACCATAAATTAAATCAAAACAAGATTCACAGTTTACAAAACTTGCAAACTGTGTAGTTGGCATTCTGTATTTTCTTAGATTGTATTCATTGAGAGATTGATTTTCGAAGCAATTTACAAGTTTATTTGTAGCTACGTCGGTGACAGTCAAAATGCCGGGAACAATTGTTGTTACGGGAGCAATTAAAAGAGATGGATAACCTCTTAGATATAGATTTACTTGAGTGAACGAATCTATTAAGCTTTGAGCTGTGCCACCAGATTCAAAATATAAAATTTCTTGATTATCTTTTAATGTAAGTGTTCCGTAAACGGGAATGCGTCCATAGTTTTCAGCTGTCCCACCAATAATTTCAACATAATCTTCAAATGCAAATCCTGATCCTAAAAAACCCATTTCTTTAAACGTAGTAGTAGATAAATTGGGAAGAGAGTTTACAAGATAATATCCTATTGTACTTCCTGCTGGATAGAAAGTATATGATGGGGTGTCGATAAAATTATCTTTACTATAATAATCGTAATTGCTTTGCGCAGTGAACCCACTGATTTTAGTAGCTACTATTATTTTTGAATCATTCAATGTATATGAAAACGTACAACCTCCACCTATATCAATGTTTAGGTTGTTCAATTCATCATAGTATTCGCTGAGGGCAAAATTAAATGTATTGCCCGCAGTAAGAGAACCAAAGGTTCTCTTTAAAAAAAGCGAATCAGATGTATCATACACGTGTGAATAATCAATCGTTAAAGTCGATCCAGATATTAATAAATTTGGTTTTGAATTTATTATACCCTTGGAAAAAACCGGATCAGTAGTATTTCCCGTAACATAGAGTCCATAATTGCTCATGGACGCAACATTGTTTAATGTATATTGGGAGTCTAAAGCCATACTTTAACTTATGATGCAGAGTAGAACAGAGATTGAGTTCCGCTACCGGCGATTAGATAAATTAACTTGGTGTTGTTTAGTTTCAAGAAAATCTCTTCTCCGGGATCCAAGCCATAAGCATTTGTAGAAGAAATTGCGCTTGTATTTCCGAAGAAAATTAGGTTTGTATTTGTGGCAGCTGCCTTGAGATTTATTCCATTGGTGCAAGTAAAACCTGTTCCAGAATCCATCAATGCAGCACTTGTGGTAACAGATACTCTATTGGTAGTGAATGTACTCGGTACAGATCCAGCAATGCTTAGGATTTGTGAGTTTAAAGTTCCTAGTTGATTGCTGATTCCTGCCATCGATGCAAGTATTGCGGTATCGTTGATACCGACAGTATTTCCTACAGTAACATTTACTGCAGTTGCACCAGATGTTCCGCAGATAAACAGTGGAGTCGAAGAACTGTTAGTTACGCCAACTGTAGGATTGATGGTGGCATTGATAGTAGCACCGGATATTTGAACAAATACCGGATTGGCAGAATTTCCGATTTCCGTTCCAGAACTATTAACTAAGCTTGAAAAAATCCAAGTTGAGCCGTTTGGACCAAACACAGAAACATTATCATTAAGTTTGTTTAGGTATCTTCCCCCAGTTACTTCAACGTAGCAGTTGGGAGAAGTTTGAACAAATACAGGTGCAGAGCTAACGCCTTGTACGGTTACTGTTCCCGATACAGTTACTGCCTGACCACCTACAACTCCTTGGACTTGAATTGGGCCAGTAAAACCAGAAATGATGGCAGTCAATCCGGTTGCCACAGTAACGGGGAATGGATTTGAAGCACTGACTGCGGTAAACGCGCCAGTTGGACCGTAACCCAGTTTGTAATATTGGATGTAGGTTGTGTAACCACCGCCTACCAAAACTGGGTCTGCACCAACAGCAAATGTTGCACCGCTGTTTATTACTACGTAATCATCTCCATAAAGTGGGCTGGGAGGTCCTGGCATTGTTTATCCTTTAAAAGTTTCTTCAAGAATATTTAGACTCTTTTATTTATTGAATTTGACAATCTATGATGTAAACTAGAGTATGTATATCGATGATAAAGCCAAAGAACAATTTTCAAATAAAGTAATTGAAAGAGTTAAAAAAACGCAAATGTCTTTTATGGACTCTGTACTAGAACTTACCGAAGAAATGGGTTTGGATCCTACCGCATCCGGTAAACTTCTGACCAAACCTATAATTGAAAAAATTCAGCAGGAAGCCAAAGAATTGCATTTACTAAAGGGCAAAATCAAGAAGCTTCCGCTTGACTGATGAAAACCCGGATATATATTAGTGTAACTTATAGGCCGAGGTAGTTCCTCGGGGAAAGAAACATATGGCAAATTTTTCAGACTTTAAGAAGAAGAGTAAAAACTCAGTCGCATCCCTCACCGAGCGCCTTGACAAGCTCACCTCAAAAGAGAGCTACAAGGACGAGCGCATGTGGAAGCCCGGTATTGACAAGGCCGGTAACGGCTATGCAGTAATCCGGTTCCTTCCGGAGATCGATGGCGAGGATAGCCCGTTTGTGGCAGTCTACAGCCACACCTTTAAGGGCAAGGGTGGTTGGTTCTACGAGAACTGCCCCACGACCATCGGTGAAAAGTGTCCGGTGTGTGCGGCAAATACAGAACTTTGGAATAGTGGTATTGAGGATGATAAAAACATTGCGCGCAATCGTAAGCGTAAGTTGACTTACATCTCTAATATTTTGGTTGTTGAAGACCCTGCTAATCCGGAAAACAAGGGTAAGAATTTCCTTTATCAGTATGGCACCAAGATCTTTCAGAAGATCCAGAGCCTCGCTCACCCCGAGTATCAGGATGAGGTTGCGGTTGATCCGTTCAACTTCTGGACCGGTGCTGATTTTAAGATCAAGATTCGCAACGTTGGTGGTTATGTAAATTATGATCGTAGCGAATTTGCATCTCCTGCCCCGCTGTTCGGAGGGGACGATAAGAAGCTAGAGGAGCTCTGGAAGAAGCAGTACTCCCTCAAGGAGTTCACTGACAAGAGCCAGTTCAAGAGCTACCAGGAGCTTCAGGAGCGCCTTAAGAAGGCAACTGGCGACGATATCCGTGCGCAGTTCAACGAGTCCAAGAGCATTGAGGACGACGTGAGTGAGACGCTGGTGTCGGAAGACGTAGAGGAAAAGGATCCTCTAAAGTACTTCTCCGAAATGGAGAATGATTGAGAAAAGCCCCCGCAAGGGGGCTTTTTTTATCCCCATCTTGGATAATTTGTAAATTCATTTGATCTAGCATCAAACACCAAATTTGATGTTTGTGTTGTAGGTCTTTCATCAAATCTTTGTGCTGCTTTTGGATCTGGGATCCATTTTGTTTGCATGCTATTTACGGTATTTTCCATGTTATCCGAGAGATCTTGAACACGGCTATTTAAACTTTTTATTGCTGCTTCTGCGTCAAATTTTACATCAAGATCAACTGCAACTTTTGAAATATCAGCAACGGTATCTGCATCTACCTGAATGTTTGTTGGTGTTATTAAAATGCTTGGAGGAAGCTGAACAGTTTGCTGTGCTGCAGTAATAGTAGACATATCCAGTCCCGAGGGGGTTATCGCCGCAGAAAACGATTGCTGCTCTGCAGATACATCAACTGATATGTCGTCGTTCATAGATTAAGTCCAGTAAAAGCAGAATTTTGTGACATTTCTTTTTGTTTCTTTTCTTCTTGGTATTCAATTAAAATTTTTACGTAAATTTCTCTTTCCCACCATATCATGTTGTCCAAATCAAAAAGATTCCAATTAAAATTATTTATTAAAGTAAAGTTTGTGGTAAAGTAATCTTTTAAGTCAAAAAACTTTACCGATAAGTAAAAAAACTCAATAAACCAGAGACCTCTCTTTCACCTTCTTGTGTCTGCAATTTTACATAAAGTTCTGGCTGATTTTTTAAAGCTTCTTCTAGTTTTGGTATAATGGACAGCGGAAGGTTATCCAGCAAAGTTTTTATTTCATCTGAGATAAATTTGTTAACATAAAAAATTTCTCCCTTTATTATTACCTTGGTTATCAAAGATTTAAGTACATCTTCTTTATCCAAAGAATTTAATTTTAAAAGAGTTTTTATTGTGGGGGTCTCAATATGGATATGCAGATCTTTTCCGATTTGAATAGATTCATTAAATACATTATTTCTGTGTGCTATATCGGGAATATATACCTGCACCCTTTCTTTATTCACAATTAGATTTAATTGCTCGTCAACACTTTTTGATCTTATTTGCAAAAATAAAAACTCGGCATCTGCTAGACAAAGATCTAAGACATTTGTTCCTTTTGTATTTGAAGATATCAATTCCACCATTGCATTTAATGCGAGTTTTTTATTATTTTCCTGCAAAAGTATGGAAATGTTTTTTGCATCTTTTACTTTAAATGGAGTAAATGTAACTTTTTGTTTTGAAAAAGGTAAAACAGTCTCGTAAGTCGGTAACAAATCTTTTAAAGAATTCAACAAATCCATAATCAAACTCCCTGCTTATATGTAAAATCTCTGAAATTCATCAAAACTGTATATGTTAGATATTCGTTTGCTTTAAACATGCTTAGTTCCAATGGCAAACATTCGAGTGGAAATATTTCAAAAAAGGTATATGTAGTATTTGGATTTCCATTTGGATCCAATAAACTAATTTTCATCGATGTATTTGCTACTAAAGTATCATAATATCCAAGTTCAAACGCACTACTTAAGTTTCCGCGTTGTCTTCCACCAGAATAAATTTTATTAAACCAGGAATCAAAGAATAGTGGAATAAAGTTGTCATTTGTTACGGCAAATGTCAACAGAACTCCCTGGGGAAATTTTTGGCTTCTTGGAATAACTCTTCCGATTCCATAACCAGCAAGACCATCAGCAACCGTATCAATGGCTCTTGCTCCGATAGTCACTGAAAGTGGATTTACATCTTGGTTGGACAGCGGCAATAAACCGGATGGCAAATTGATAAAAGATAAAGAAAATCTGTTGGTTCTCTGTAACCCTTTATGTCTATTGAAAAAATCCTTGATTCCTATTATCGAATTATTGTTTGGCATTGCTGAATAGATCTTTTTCTGTTATGATTTTAAAAACCATTTTGTTTTTTTCGCAATATGCTTGGGCTGCTTGCCATTTAGCATTATTGATCACCCAAGTATATTTTTCTTTTTTAGATGCATTTTCCTTTAAAAAAGTTTGTTTCTTTGGCTTTACTTCCACCATCCAGGTTTTGATACCATCTTTTCCGTTAAACTGTATTAAAAAATCTGGAAAATAGTTATGAACTTTTTGATCTATAGGACTCATATAGGGGATGGCAATTTCTTCTGAAGACCATTTTATTACTTCTGGGTGTTCATCGCAAAACGTACATACATTTCGTTCCCATAATGATCTACATACAATCTTTGAAACATCCCCGGCATACTTTTTAGGATTTTTTGGATTAAAAACGGTTTTGTATGCCATAAGAATATTTAGAAAATTTATCTAAATAATAGTAATGGCCAAGTATAACTTTCAATATCCTTATGGACTAGCAGCCGCAGAACAACCATTGTGGCTAAATTTTTGGTCTGCCGAATATTCTTTGAGAAACTACGAACGGACCCGGGAGGGTGTAATAAATAGAGCATTTGCTCGTCTTTCGTTACCAATGCCCAGGGAACCCGGATATTTGATCGGACATGAATACGGCGAAAGCAACAATAATCCCGTAGGCCCAATATTGAGTAGGGCTGGTGTTGCAAATGCAGGCGGTGGACTTGGTGGCGCTTTAAATGTATTAAAAAGATCATTGCAGCCAGCAACATTTTACTGGGAACGCGCATTTGCAACCAGTACTTATAGAAGATTCAGCAACATTGCTGAATATACAATGGTATCAGAAGGAAGAAAAAAATATTTCTTCCAATATGCATTTACACCAAAAAACGAAGCCGAAACGATTCAAATAGAAAATATTGTTGGTACTTTTAGAAAAAGCTCATATCCTACAGTAGCTTCTGGTTTACCAGAAAGAAGTTATCCACAAAATTTATGGGCAATAAAAGTTACTCAAGGAAATGCGAGGGCTTTCGGTGGAGAATCCAATTTAACAGCCAACTGGCTTGGTGAGCCTTTAGTGTGTGTTTTGGAAACTGTAAAGGTTCAGAAGAATGATGAATCCGATCCTATAATAAGATTTTTACCCAATGGTGCTTCTTCTATAACTTTGCTTGGTTTAGTTTTTACAGAGTTTGAAACGGGAACGTATGATCCGAGATCTAATTCAATTATCTCTAAATCAGAAATATCTACTCGCTATTTTGGTCCATCATCATGAAATTTTTTACTAATTTACCTAAAACAACTTTTTCTTCTACCATAGGTTCTTTTACTATATCAGATTTTTTTACTTATTTGGATATAGAATCTGCTTTTATAGAAGAAGGTACTGTAACTATTGATAACAAAACAACTCTGGTAGAAGCCGCAGCAACTGTATATCAGGACCCAAATAGTTTTTGGGCATTTGTAGCTGCCAACAATACTGTTAATCCTTTTGACTTACTTGCCGACAATGCTACGGATTTTGCTGAAATAGAACAGAATAAAATAAGTTTTTTGCTATTTCCTAACGCAACAGATGTTACTGGCGGGTCAGCCTTTACCGAGGGTAGTTTAATTTTTCCTTATGCTTCGAATACTGGTGCATGCTATCTTTACGGATATACGGGAAATTATGATATAAGTGGGGCATATGCCATAATTGAAAATTCATCATATTACGATGGGTATATGACAATAGGTACACAATACAACACAGCTACACCATTTATATCAGTTGCAACTGGCCCGGAACAGTTAGTTGTTGTACAAAAAAATTCTGATGGAACATATACTTGGCAGGGAGTGTTTTACGCCAAGAACAAAAAGCAAGCGGGAAATAAAATTGAGTTTATAACAAACCCTGAAGATGCTAAAGTTATCTATAAGGAAGCCGTATCATCCAACATAACTATAGATGAACTGTTGGCAGAATCTACTCCAATAGCAGGAGCTACAGTAGCAACAACAGCACAACAAAATATTGATACGATTTCCAAAACAATTCAAGCATATGTTCCAAGTAAACTTGGGTTTATACAATCTTCATTTGTGACTACAAAATATAATTAATCATGGCCAACACAGAATCACGTTTTAATCCAGCATATTCAACCATTAAATCTATTTTTTTAGGTGGAATAGACGTTTTAAAACAAAATAATATTTGTAGATTTGAACGTTTAGAAACTGTAGAGAATGTAAATGAAGTATTTCCAAGAGGTGTTTTGCTTCTTGTAGATCTAAACGATGTTGTCACTTATATTGGTGGTTCTGGGTCTTCATCTATTACTATAGAATTTTTTGATGGGAGTACTTGGTTTGGAGACATAACTAGCGTAAGTTACGAAAATAATGCTGCTTCTGATACAGAAGAGACAATGGTAACTGTACACTTTACAAATTCTTATTACAAATATTTTTCTAGTCATTCATTAAATGAATTGCTTGGATTCAAAAAACCAAATGTTTATCAAATTACAGATTTTGTAGGTATGATGAAAAATTGGGTTTTTGGTGCCAGTGGTTCAAATCAAGGATATATTGATCCAGCTAAAAATTATTTTTTATACAAACCGCTAAACCCATTTGATCTTGGCGATGAAATGCCATCCGACAATGCTATCGAATTGATGAATTACTTGACAACATGTGCAATTGATCCAAAAACAAATGTGCCAAACTTTTTGTTTTGGACATCATTTGGGGGTGGTGTAAACTTTAAAGCATTTAGATCTGATCCTGCAATGGATCCCAGTTTTGCATCAATAAATGCTGATTATAGAAATTTTGCAATATATGATGGAGACAATGTATTACAAAAAATATCTTCATCAGATAGTAAAAAATATCGTAAAATCTATTGGATGACCACCAATCCAGGATTTCAATGGGTTTCTAAAAATTATTATTATATTAGAAAAACACCAAAATATGTTGATAAATTAAACCGCCAAAGCGTTCCAGATGGTTTAACTGGCGAAGCATTGATCAATGCAATAAATGAAGCGGACGCAGCTGAGGCCAAACAAGCTTTAAAAGATCTATCATTTCAATTTCAAGATGATGGACAAAAATATAATATTGATGTGGTTACCACAACCGGCCGAGGAACTCAAGCTCCACCGGGAGGAAATTACATATATCCAGAAAATAATTGGGGATATTATGAATTGTCGTCCCCTACAAATGATATATCTATAAACAGTCTTCTTGGTAATGAATTTGGAACATCAAATGCGTATAAAAGTATGAATTTGATGGGATTAAATGGATTTATGCCATATCTTGATAGTCCGGATATGTGGAAAAATATGTTTAATCTTACTCCTGTGCATCCACATCATCCATTTGAAAGAACTATAAATCCGGAAACTGGAATTTCTGGTAGTGATACAATACTTCAAAAAATTATTGATATTAGATATGATGTCTTCAAAGGAAATGCTGGGGGATCTGGTTCATCTGGGTCATCTGGATCAAGTGGAGGATCAAGTGGGGGGTCAAATGGTGAGTCTGGTGCTTCTGGTTCTGTTGGGTCAACAGATATGTTGACTCAATTAAGAAATATAGAAGCTCAAAATTTTATAATGTATTCTTTATGTTGTATGGGAAAAAGAGAAGATTGTTTCTTTGCAGTTTTGCAGCGGTATGAACCAGATACTGCATACTACACCACGGGAACAACAGGAAGTACCGGAAGTACCGGTGCTACAGGTGGATCGAGCGGGACCAGCGGATCAAGTGGAACGAGTGGTTCCAGTGGGCCTTATTTACCAAATGGGGCAAAATTTTATAGGTATAAATGGAATAAAATTAATTTTAACGGTAACTGTGGTTCTTCAGGATCGTCCGGTGCATCGGGAAGTTCGGGATCTTCTGGTGGTATAACACCAGTAGGTTCTGGTGGTGCTTCATTTTTAGTTGGATCTAGCGGATCTAGCGGATCTAGTGGTTCAAGCGGATCCAGTGGAGGTAATACATATCAAGTACATCAGCTGGAACTCTGGGAATTGGATCCTACTATTAAATCTAGTGAAACACAAGATGCAACTTGGGCAATTAATTTAAATGAGCGTGGACTTTCTGCTGGTTATCTACCACCTGGATGGGTTAAAACAAGCACCGGTAATTTTAAATACAGGCCAATTGGGGCCAGTGCGTCTAGTAATATTACTTCTTCGGCTGATATAAATCATATTGCTAGAGTCTGTATAGAGCAAATAGATGGTAATAATAAAGTAGTTTATTTCTGGGCAGAAAACGTTTTGGATGGAGAATGCTAAAATGGCACCGAGTGGAAAACAAATTGTAACTTACGGTACGAATGAAGGGCAGGAAGCCTTTTATCCAGTAACATCTAAAGGTTCATACGAATGTGCAAACGCAGCAATTACACGCGGTGTAACCTCAATACCAGGATCTCTTGATGACTGTTTTTCCAGATTTCCATATATTAGGACGATAGCAAGCGCCATAGGGTTTATATCTTCTGGTAGTTCCGGAAGCTCTGGTAGTTCTGGTAGTTCCGGTGGTTCCGGTGGTTCTGGTGCAAGTGGTGGATCTGAAGGATCTTCGGGATATACTTTATGGGAAGGTCCACAAGGCAACCCACCTTCATTTGAAGAAATTTTAAATTTTAAACCTATAAGTCTTTATTTTGATGATGCTTCACAGGAATGTATAAAGGTTGAAAATGATCCATTTCTGGGTAAATCATTTTTAGGTTGTTTATGGGGTACACCTTCTGCATCTTATAGTTGCGTATGCCCCCAGGTTGGTGCTCTATATCATGCTTATATTCGATTGCGTTTGAATGATGCATCTTTCTGGGATACCCCTGTCGAAACACCAGTAAAAAGAACAGAATTTGTTGATTCATTGCAATATGCAAATAAAATAGATATTACCGTTGCCGGTGATTTTAAATTAAAGGTAGGCCAGGTAGTTAATGTTTCCGTTGCAGGCACGAGCCTTTATCCAAAAGCTGGATCATATTTAAATGGTGCCTACTACATTGTAGGCATTAAGCATGTTATCAACAATTCCGGAACACATGAGAGTGCTCTATCTCTTTCTCAAGTTTTACCCCTGGGAAGCAGCCCTTCAGCATCAGGTAGTTCGGGGGGATCTACCTAATAAATTTCTTATAAATATTGATAAATGCTTAAAGATTTTTCCATTTTATTAGAAAAAATTAATACCAAAGCGGTAAAAAAAGATATTTCTTTGGTAAGTGGATTTAATGCATATTCTCAGTATATTGAAAATGTCTGCAAAACTCAAAAAGGTGAATTGGTTGCGGATTTAAATTTTGGATCCGATTACTTTTCTTATATTTTTTCTGGACAAAATGATGTGGGTGGGCTGGAGGCTGCGCTGGCATCTTACATTCAAGCATCCATTCCTCAGATTTATGATGTAAAAGTTACTCTTCAGTATGCATCCGAAACAGTATATCAATTTTTTATTGTATATTCTCTTAATAACGGAATAAATAGTCAAAACAACGCAAGTACCTTTATAGAGGTAGAACTCTAATGACATACCAAATACAAAATTTAGACGTCGCCTCTTTAGACTTCGATGATATCAAAGCATCTCTTATTGAATTTTTTAAACAACAGCCGGATTTAGCAGACATTGATTTTGATAATACTGCCAGCACGGCAAACATGCTGGTAAATATTTTAGCAACGGCAACCGCTTATAACGGTGTTTATGCACAATTTGGATATGTAAATTCTTTTGCAACTACCACCACTCTTTTACAGAGTATTCTTGGAATAGCTGCAAATACCTCGGTTTTAGTCTCACCAATACAGGGGGCGAGTACGACGAGGACTGTAAACGCCAGTGGTGCTACGCTTGAAGACTATGCTACTTTCTTGGCAACCAGTACAAATGGTGCCGATACATATTTTTTCAATATTAATAGCGTTCCAATCAGTACAAGTAAATCAATAACATTATATTCTGGGTCGCAGGTTTCAAGCTTTACAAACTATGATTATGAAACCCAATCGTGTGAACTACCTTATACAGTAGATCCCAGAACTATTAATTTTTATGAAACTGCAACCGGTAGTGGAGTTGTAACAAAATGGACGCGTGTAGACAAGGGAACAACCTCAACGACAGATAATAATAAAACATTTACTGTGATAAATGGCCCCAAGGGATACATCGTTACTAATAATTTTGTTACTTCACAAACAATCAGCACCAATAGCACCGTTTTAGTAAAAGCAGTAATTTCAAATGGAGACGAGGGCAACAATGCTACCATAAATGCTAGGAGCAATATGGCATTTGCTACATTTGCACAGCCATTTGGCGGTTATGATCTAATTACAGTAGAACAAGCTCGTTATAAACTTTTATTTAATGCAACTGGCCAGGATCGATGTGTCACCATTAATGATTATGTAAATGCCATACTGAGCTCTGGGATTTCGGGAACTGCAAATGAAAGTTTGATTACGGTTCAAAATGATTGCTGTATTCCTGGTCGTGTCAAAGTATATGTACAAGGATTGTCTTCGGCAAACCAGACCTACTTGATGGCGTATTTGAGTCCAAAAATTGCTGCCGGAATAACTTTGGTGTACGAACAATGATTTTACTGTTAGATAACCAAATTTTAAATTTAAATGGTAAAGTTGCTTTTACTGCTCAGAATATAAGTTCTGAGCTTGGAAGTGAATTTAATTCTACGGCTTCCACGCCGTGGGTTGGTGATCTTTTAACTACAGAATCATTATTTCCACAGTGGATTTTAAAAGAATACAAACAAAATCCAGAAAATGTAACAATAGTACCATTTATAAAATATTATTTTAGATGGCTTTTTAGTCAAGATTATGGATATGGGGCTCAACTAGATTGGGAAAATATAAGAGTTCCCGCATATATGAATAATATTTTTTTAGAGGCTCTGGCGGAATTTTATTTTCCGGGTATGGATTTCAGTGCGACACCATATTCAGATATATTACCAAACATTAGAAAATTTGCAACAAAAATTGATGCAAACTATTTTAATCTAAAAGGAACACCGGCAGCTATTAAATATTTAATCTGTGGTTTTTTAGGATTTAATTGGTCCGATGTTTATGTTGTAACTGCTGGTTATGCTTCATTTGAAATTCAAATAACTTCAGCACAGCTTTCTAATTTACAACAATATGATACCTTCTTAAAAGAATATGTTATTCCTGCGGGAATGGTTTTACAATATAAGGCTATTTAAGATGATAAAAAAAATGATGATGTTTGCTGCTTCTCTAGCATCTAGAGGAATCGGCAACAAAAAGGCAGATCTGGAAACAAAACAGCTCCGGGTAGTATCTTGCTTCGGTGGTGGTGTTATTGCGAGTCCCTGCCCTTACTTGAAGGAAAGTTCTGATAAAGGAAAACACGTATGCGGTAGATGTGGATGTGGTGACAAACCACATACAGTTCTCTTAAAAGATGGTGATGAATATGCAAAGTTGGATTACCCTGTTCTGAATTGTCCGGTTCATATGCCGGGGTTTTCAAACTATGATCCCAATTTTTTTAATCCAGATATAAAAGAAAGAAAAGAACAAATTGAATCTTTAGATCCGGAATCCATTAAATTTGTCTCGGTCACAATTGGTGGTAAATAAACAAAATCATTGAAAATACATAAATATTTTTATGGCCATCACCACCAGAGAAGACTTTATAAATTACACGTTTAGAAAACTTGGAGCCCCAGTAATCCAGATAAACGTTGATCCGGAGCAGGCTGAAGATCGCTTAGACGAATCTTTAGAATATATGCAGGAAAGGCATTTTGATTTCAATCAGAGAGCTCAGTTCGTAGTTCCAATTTCTTCGACTTATGTAACAAACCAATATTTTGATGTCAGTACTTTTGGCTATGCCGTAGGCGCACAAGGCGTGACATCGGCATCCAGCGGTGCCACGGCTTTCTGGCCAGCAGCAGATGACATCGTGTCTATTACAAAAGTTTATAGCCCAAGCGATCAGGCCGGTGATTACATGTTTGACTTAAGATATCAAATGACGCTATTTGATTTCTTCGGTCTTTATTTTAACCAGGGTGGTCTTTCACAAGGACCTATGGCAACATATATGGAAAGCATGCAATACATCTCGCTAATCAATGATGTATTCAATTACCCTGTCTCTTATACATACACCAAAACAACAAACAGGCTTTATCTTGAAACGCAGCCGTCCGATATGGAAGATAGCAATTACCTAATGGTAGAGGCATATGTCAAAATAAATCCAGACTATTATCCAAAAGTATGGGATGACAGAATTTTTAAACGTCATTATGCAGCTTTACTTAAAAAACAGTGGGCGCAAAATTTGTTAAAGTTTGCTGGCATGCCTCTTCCTGGTGGAGCACAATTGAATGCCCCTGCAATGATGCAGGAGGCTGTCAGGGAATTGCAAGAAATAGAACAAATGCTAACTAAGGTCTACGAATCTCCGATAGACCCAATGATCGGATAATATGGCAACAAATCCATACATCAATCTAACATCATACCAACCAGAGCAAAATCTTGTTGAAGATATTACTGTAGAATTGATACAGGGAATTGGACAGGATTGTTATTACGTACCTCGAAAGTATTTTAACATCGATAAAGTCTTCGGTGAAGATCCCGGATCTTCGTTTGAAAAGGCTTATGTTCTTGAAATGTACATTCAATCCTATAAAGGGTTTGATGGAACCGATGTAATTACGCAATTTGGGTTGGAGATTAAAGACAAAATTACTCTAATAACTGCAAGACGACGTTTTAGAGAACAAGTAACAGATAGTGATTCAGCGATAACACGCCCCCGAGAAGGCGATTTGATTTATTTTCCGCTCTCAAAGTCTTTGTTTGAAATTAATTTTGTAGAGCATGAAAATCCTTTTTATCCGCTCGGTAAATTATATTCATATCAAATAACTGCTGAATTATTCACATACAGCTACGAAAAGATAGATACCCCAAACAGCAATATCAATGCTCCGTATACCAATACAACAAGCGGATTGTCTGGTTCTGTTATAATTCCTCTTGCAAATAATCTTGGAACCACATACGGCATCAATGATATTCTTGAATCAGAAGGCAATTCATATGGGTTTGATCCAAACAATCCATTTGATGAAGTAGATTGTCCAGGAGGCCCATAATGTTCGGATATTTTTATAATCAAAATTTAAGAAAATTAATAGTATCATTTGGGTCTCTGTTTAGCAATATTGAAGTGGGTCACGTGGATCCAGATACCGGAAATACCACAAACATCCGGGTTCCCGTGCATTATTCACCGCAAGAAAAATTTATACAAAGATTGTTACAACCTTCTTCAATAACTCCAGGAACAAGAATTGAAGTCCAGGTTCCAATTATAAGTTATATTTTAAATAGCATATCTCCGGACCCATCACGAAGATTTAATCGTTTTGCAAAAAACGATAATATGATAAATTGTGGACCAAGTGGTAGTGGTGTATACAATCAAATACCAGTAAATGTAAGTTTTAATCTTTTTGTCTATACACGGCATACCGATGATATGCTACAGATTGTTGAACAAATAATGCCATATTTTGTTCCAGATCATGTAATTACAATTGACATGAATGAAGTACAGACAAATGTGCAGATTCCCGTAATAATGGTTAATAATAATTTGAGTGAACGGTATGAAGGAGATCTTTCCAGTAGAAGACTTAATATAGCCTCATTTCAATTTGTTGCCAAAGCCTGGATATTCGGTGATGTCAAGGCTGTTAGCGGCATAAGTTCTTCAAACTTGATTATATTTGATTAATATGAATAAAAATTTAACAAAACTGTTTAATTTAAATGACGTTCCGGCAGTGCAGCCAAAAACAAATTCTGGTGGAACGTATGATCAGGCATCATTCCAAAAAGACTATGAAATGGTACAATCAAATCTAAAAGATTTGATTGGTAATGGAAATGTGGCATTGGAGGCTGCATTAAAAGTTGCAACGGAATCCGATTCCCCCAGAGCATTTGAAGTTGTCGCCATTCTTTTAAAAACTATGGCAGACCTGAATAACAATATGCTCGACGTTCATAAAAAAGCAAAAGATACTACAGGTACAAAAGTAGAGGTAAAACAAACCAATAATTCTGTGTTTGTAGGTTCCACAAAAGATTTACAAAATCTCTTAAATAAAGATAGAAGTACAGAAAAAGATATTGTGGAAGCGGAGATTTTAGATAATGGCTCAAATACATAAAGAGGGTTATAGAAATAATCCAAAGCTAAAACTGCCCGGTGTTGAGCTTCAATATACAGAAGAACAACTAAAAGAATATGTTAAATGTGCAAAAGATCCAGTATACTTTTGTGAAAAATACATCAAAGTAAAGACTCTGGACAAAGGAATTGTCCCCTTTAATCTATATCAATATCAAAAAAACTTTGTTAATGCAATTCATGACAGTCGCTTTACCATTTCCAAGTGGCCCCGCCAGTGTGGTAAATCAACGTGTGTTACTAGCTATATTTGCCATTACATAACATTCAATCAAAGCGTTAACGTAGCAATTCTCGCTAACCGTTTAAAAACAGCTAAAGAAGAACTTTTTTCCAAATTGCAACTGGCATATGAAAACTTGCCGCACTTCCTCCAGCAGGGCGTGGTAGAATGGAATAAAACCAGTTTTAAATTAGAAAACGGCTCTAGAGTGATGTGCGATGCAACAAGCTCATCGGCTATCCGTGGTGGTTCTTATAACCTACTTCTGTTGGACGAATACGCCTTCTTGCCGAGTCACGTAGCAGAAGAATTCTATACATCTACCTATCCAACCATTTCCGCAGGTACCACCACAAAGCTTATCATTGTTTCTACGCCAAACGGTATGAATCATTTTCATAAACTTTGGGTAGATGCCAAAAGACCAGAAGGTCATAAGTTAAAAAATAAATTCGTTCCAGTCGAAGTAACTTGGAGAGATACCCCAATTAGTCCCGGCAGTCCTAAACTACGTGATGACAACTGGGCAGCGGAGCAGATAGCCAATACAAGTGCAGATCAATTTGAACAAGAATATGGCTGCAGCTTTTTGGGATCTTCCAACACCCTAATTTCTTCCAGTAAATTAAATTTACTAGCTCCCGAAGAACCAATAAGCGAAAATGCAGAGGGTTATAGGGTTTATGAAACACCACAGAAAGACAAAACCTATTTTTTGCAGGCCGATGTTTCCAGAGGCCAAGGAGTAGACTATTCGGCATTTACCGTAATTGAAGGATCACAAGCTCCATATAAAGTTGTTGCATCGTATAGAAATAATACAATAAGCCCATTCAATTTTCCTACAGTAATATTAAACGCTGCAAAAGCATATAATAATGCTTATGTGTTGATCGAAACCAATGATCTTGGTGGCCAGGTTTCAAATATTCTGCATACTGATCTAGAATATGAAAATGTGTTGATGACAAAGGTTCTTGGAAGAAAGGGCCAAATCCTATCACAAGGCTTTGGTGGTGTTGGTAAAAATGAAATGGGTATTCGTACTACTGCCCAAACTAAAAAAATAGGTTGCGCCATCTTAAAAAGATTGATTGAAGAAGATAAAATTTTATTAAATGATGAAAGAATCATATCCGAATTGATGTCTTTCGTATCTAAATCAAACACCTACAAGGCTGATGACGGCCAGCATGACGATTTGGTAATGAGTTTGGTGTTCTTTGCTTGGCTAACTCGACAAGAATATTTTGCTGATCTGGTAGAACAGGCAAAATTTAACTACGAAGAAGCATCCAAGCCAGAAGATGATAACATTTTATTCATACCAGACCAAAGAAATGACGAGGATGGAGAAGAATTTGTTTCAGGAGGAGCTGTGTGGTACCCTACATAATAATGCTAAATATTTTTTAGAAAAGGGATCCTAAATGCCATCACTCAGCTCTTTTGTCAGTTCAAACCAATATTTTACCGAAAGTACCACCTTACCGCTATACGCCGGTATGATTCTCGGTAGCCCATATAATTCCGGCTTTACATTCGATGGTACTTCTGGTGCAGCTGGATCTGATCCGGGTGGTTTATTTGGCTGGTTAACATATTCCAGAGCATATCTTTACGGAGCAACCCCAAAGGGATCCACTACGTCCCAATATATTCTTTATACTACTCCCCAAGATTTAATTGGAGATTTGAATAAACTATCTGGAATTACATCTTGTTTAATTTCAAATCCAACAGACGGTGGAACTTATGGATTTTTTGTTACTAATGGAACTGTGGATAATGTCGTAAGAGTCGTACCACAAACACCAGGAACCGATTTGCTGCACGCTCTATCATATCTGGCATATGGTGGCAATCTTGTTCTTGTTGGTGAACCTTCTGGTTTTGATTCCTATATTACTGATAGTGAAATTTATTTGGATCTTGTTATCGGAAAAGAAGGTAACACTTCAGCATGTCAGTGGTTGATTGACCAGCCATACACTGCAGGCGTATTCCCAACGATTCCTGCAAATAGTGGCTCACTTTCCGGTTATACTGGAGCTGGATATACGATGGCGGATTATGCTACACTTTTTAATGATGCTACTCTTGTAACAGGAACAACCGTTGCAAATAGAATCTTTAATGTTTATGGTGTAAAAACCGTTACTGATTTGGATACAACCACTCTATTAAGCAATAGCAAACTTACTTACACCATTCCTGCAGTCGGGGACGTGGGTGGATTTTTTACAAGATCTAAAAATAGAAAAGAACAATATCTAACAGTTGCCGGTGTTGATCGTGCAACGGTTCTTAACGGTAATGTTGTAAATCCTATTAATTGGACTGATTCTCTAAAGAATACATTTAGAACAAATAGAGTAAATTTCTTTGTAAATTACAATCCCAAATTTTTAGGAAGTGATTTAACAGGAGCTACTGCAAGCGCTACTTTTAGTTCAGATGATCGTATAGGACCGTCAAGATTAAAGTCAGCTTTACAAGAAATGATTACGCAGATTGCGTTGAAATACCTCTTTGATATCAATAACGCCTCTACGCGAGCCCAAGTAACAGCAGAAGTGGAGACCGGACTAGATCCATTTGCTCCGTATATTGATACCACACAAACTCAAATTTTGTGCGATGCTACCAACAATCAAGATAATAGTTCTTCCTTAACAATTGAAGTCGTAATCAAGCCGATTTACAGTATTGACAGTTTTGCAATCAATATTACTCTAACACAATAATGCCAGCAAACAATAATAGCATAATTTCATTTAAGGATGGATTCAATGGTGGAACGAGGTCTAATAGATTCGTCGTTACTCCAACATGGCCTTCTACTATAAATGTGACTTCTGCTGATTCTCAGTTTAAAATTGTTTCCGCATCTTTACCGGCAGTTCAGGTCAATACGATAACTGTTCCATATCGTGGAAGAAATATCACATTTGCAGGGGATCGTCAATACAGTACATGGTCTGTTGGAATTTATGATGATAACAATACAGAAAATCTGTGGAAGGCCATGCACAAATGGTCGGAATACATGGATGGCCACTACACACACTTAGTGAAAAATAACGATTATTCGTATCAAGGTTTTCAAACCACATGGAACATCAAACAACTTGGCCCAAACGGTGACATGGACAGTCCAATCAAAACGATTTATCTTTATAAATGTTGGCCATCAGTTGTAGGTGAAATCAATTTAAACATGGGTGAAGTAAACTTTGTTGGGTTTAGCGTTACACTTACTTTCGATTACCTAAAAATTCAGGATAACTATAATAGCTGATATGCTCAACAACTTTAAAGAAAACTTCTTTGGTGGAACCAGAGCAAACAGATTTAGGATAAATGGATCATTTCCTACTGGTGGTGGTTTTACTGATTTTCACGTAAGAGCCACACAGGTTCCCAGTGTTTCCAGTAAAACAATAAGTTATGACTATTTTGGAAGAAAATACCACTATCCCGGAGAAAAGGATTACGGAACATGGTCGTTCCAAGCATGGGATGACACCGGTAATAATAATATTTGGGGACAGATTCAAAGGTGGCAAGATCTTATCAATAACCACGATACGAATGTTTCTGCAATAAATGCAGATGCATATAAGGCTTATAACTGGTCGATTCAGCATTTAAATTTAAATGGTGAAGATGGTGAAAATCCAATTCTAAAAGAATTTATTTTGCATGGATGTTGGCCTGCCGGTATCCAACAAGTAAGTCTAAACATGAGTAATCCAAACCAGTTAAATAGTTTTAACGTCATCATAGTGTTTGATTACATTGAAATTAGAAATGTGACACAAAGGAATTAATATATGGAAATCGAATTATTTGGATTTGAATTTGGAAATAAGAAGAAAGATACAAAAGAAGGCAAGTATGAAAATGCCATGCAGTCTTTTGCTGCTCCAGAAGTATATGATGGCACAGTAACGGTTGAGGCAGGTGGATTCTTTGGCACGGTTCTGGATTATGCCACAACCATGCGGGATGAGCAGCAATCCGTAATTCAATACAGAAATATGTCTGTATACCCAGAGCTGGACAATGCTATTGATGAAATTGTCAATGCTGCAATTGTTCCGGGCAGCGACCACAAACCAGTAAAATTAAATCTAGATGATTGTCCTATATCAGAAAATATTAAGACAAAAATTTATAAAGAATTTGATAGAGTCTTGCATCTTTTGGATTTTAATCATAGATCTTACGAGACATTTAGACGCTGGTATATTGATTCAAAAATTTATTACAATATCGTAATAGATAAAGATCTACCAACCGATGGAATAAAGGAAATGATTCCTATCGACCCTCTTAAGATCAAGAAAGTAAGAAAACTTAAAAAAGAAATGGGGAAAGGTCCCGGTGATGCTCCCCCAGTTCAATTGATCAAAGAAATCGAAGAATTTTACGTTTATACGAATACGGATAAAGACAGTTATATAATGACAGGCCCACAGGGCTTAAATCTGTCGTTAGATAGCATTGTATATGTCCCATCTGGCCTCGTTGATCTAAACTCAAAGAGAGTATTGGGATATCTGCATAAGGCAATTAGACCACTTAACATGTTGCGTCAGATGGAAGACGCTTTGTTGGTTTATCGTATTGCAAGAGCGCCAGAGCGCAGAGTATTCTACGTAGACGTTGGCCAGCTGCCAAAGCAAAAGGCCGAGCAATATATGCGAGACATGATGAGCCGTTTCCGCACTCGACTTATCTATAACCAAGATACCGGAGAAGTTCGGGACGAAAGAAAGTTCATGTCTGTATTGGAAGATTACTGGCTTCCAAGAAGAGAAGGTTCTCGTGGAACAGAAATTAGTACACTACCGGGTGCTCAATCACTTTCACAAATTGAAGACGCAGAGTATTTTAAAAAGAAATTATACGGTTCTTTAAACGTTCCTTTAAGCCGTCTACAACCCGAAACCAATGGTTTTAACATGGGTCGTTCAACGGAAATTACAAGAGAAGAAATAAAGTTCTATAAATTTGTTGACAGACTCCGTTTCCAGTTTTCAAAATTATTCATGGATACACTTCGAGTTCAATTGCTTCTGAAGGGCGTCATGACAGAAGACGACTGGAAAGAGCTAAAGAGTGACATAAAGATTGTATTCAATACCGATAATTATTTCTGGGATCTCAAAGAAGCAGAAATTTTGTCTGAGCGCATTAAGATGCTTTCTTTTGTTGAACCTTACATCGGAAAGTATTTCTCAACAAAATACGTCAAAACACAGATTTTGCGTTATTTGCCAGAAGAATTGAAAGAACTAGAACAAGAAATGGCAGAAGATCGTGCGAGGTTGCAACAAGAGCAAGCCGCACTTCTTGCACAACAACAAGCCGCAGGAATACCACCAGAAGGACAGTAAATGGATACGAATGCTTTGCTTTTAAAACATGGTCTAGAAAGTCTTATTGCAGAAAATGACAGTGCTTTCAAGCAAAAAATTAGTCAGGCTCTAGCACTGAAGCTTAACAATTCTTTTAAAGAAATAAAAGAAAATGTTTCGCAAAAATTGCTATTTCAAACTCTTGCGACCGATACTACGCCGGAATTAAATGAGTTTGTTGATTTTATTCAAAATTTTAAATCAGGAAATTATACATTTAAAAATGGTTCTATTATAAATATTTCAGAATCAGAGGTAGAAGAATTAAAAGGATTGTTTGAATCCCTGAGCCCAAAAAATAGACAAAAAATGGTGTCAGAAATTTTTAATAGCGGAATTATATTCAAGCAACACATCGAATTCTCTAAGAAAGCCAAAAAACTATTATGAAAAACAATATCAGAGAAATGTTAAAGAACGTTATAGAGGAAAATGCCGTAAATTTTAAATCTCATACATCTAAGGTTCTTTACACGAAGGTCGGCAAAAGACTTCAAGAACAATACAAGACTGTTGCAAAAACAATCATGGGCAAAAAGGCAGAATAATGAAACTAATCACAGAACTCAATGAAGACATAAAATACATCAAGGAAAACGTCGGAAACGGTGAAAAAGCATATTTCATCGAAGGCGTTTTCATGCAATCTGGTGTAAAGAATCGCAATGGCCGCATTTATCCACAGGGAACCTTACTCAAGGAATGCAAGCGCTATATCACTGAGTATGTGAACAAAGGTCGTGCTTTAGGTGAGCTAAACCACCCATCAGGGCCAACCGTAAACTTGGATAGAGTATCGCACATCGTCAAGGAATTGAACGAAGATGGCAATACCGTATATGGGAAGGCCAAAGTTTTAGATACCCCAATGGGTCGTATCGTAAAAAATCTAATTGAAGAGGGCGCTCAACTCGGAGTATCCAGCCGTGGAATGGGTTCTTTAAAGTCCAAGAACGGCTACCAAGAAGTTCAAGAAGACTTTATGTTGGCCGCAATCGATATCGTTGCTGATCCTTCTGCTCCAAATGCTTTCGTCAATGGAATCATGGAAGGCCGCGAATGGATGTTTATTGATGGAATCTGGCAAGAAAGAGAAGCAGCTGCGGCCAAGAAACTTATTAGAGAATCCTCCAAGACTGATTTGAATAAGAACAT